GTGCGCAATCCGGTCGTCTAGCCCGATGGTACCGCCGTTGATCTTCTTTGTCATCCCGGTGTAGTCTTTAGCATCAGCCTCTTTATTAAGCTGGCGCTTGTTCCAGTACCACCCGGCGGTCAGCGCCGCGTATTTGGGCACCAGCACGTAGTCCGGGGAATGCAGGAAGTCCATGTTCAAGGCGTCGCCTGCCAGCGTGTAGTTGTCCTTGCCGGTCAGTTGGATCAGTCCGCGCCCGTGATACAGCCAGCCGTCCCCGGTTTCCTCGGTGCCGTTGCCCATGCGCCCGCCGTAGACCTTGTTGGCGATCTTCTCAGGGTTGCGGGCGTATTGCTGAGCCACCTCCATCGTCGGGAAGCGGCTGGGCCAAGTCTTCATCAGCGCTTCGGCGGAGTAGTTCAGGTTCTCCTCCAGCTTGGTGAAGTTCATGGACTCGTGTGCACACTGCCCAATGAACGCAGCTTGGCGCTCGGGGGTGTTGATCTCGTAGCGGTGAAAGACCTCTTCTAGAGGTTCAACCCACTGGACATCGATTTTGAGTTTGGCGAGGGTGTTGGCAAGGCTCATCATTTGATTGCAGGTGCTTTAGAGAGTAGGTCAGTTTTAGCCTGAGAGCCAGCGCTAGAACCAAAATAGTAAGCAATGATCCCGGTCCATGCGGTGCCGAGGGAGCCCAGCATCATCAGGATGGCTGGATTGTTGGAGTCCACCTTGCCCAGCAGCATCATCACCAGAATGCCGAAGAACCCGACGGTGACAATCGCAGCCAGAGCCGGGGGAACGATGGAGCGGGTAGCTGCCTGCATTTCACGGGCCGACTTGCGGTCATCGACCGCCAGCTTTTCAAAGTTCAGGCCCAACTCCTGAGCCTGCTTTTGGAGTTCGATCTCGGCCAGCTTGACCTGCGCGATCTGCTCGGCGGTCAATTTGTTGTCCTTGATCAGGTCCCCGACCTTGGCCTCATCGACCCCGATGGCTTTGGAAATAGCGGAGACGGCCATACCGGCCAAGGGGCCACCCATCGCAGTGGCGATAGTGGGCGCAATCTGTTTGAGCCATTCCATTACTGTTTACTCCTTGAAAGCATGGTTGCTGCGATCTGCAAGAGAACCCGATACTGATCCACATCCGGCGGCTCTTCCTTCCAGCCCACCGTGATCTGCCCCACGAACTTACCCTGCTCCGGCGGCACACTGATGCGACACCCGTAGGTCACACCCTTTTCGATATACCACAGGCCAATCTCGGACTGGGCCGTTTTGTACTGGCCACACGGAACTTCGCTTGCCATGAGCGCCACAACATCCCGGTTATTGGCGACGTTGGCGGTGAATAGTCCGACATCCAACCCCTCATGGGTCTTGTCCCGCCCTTCCTTGGTGTACGCCCGGTACAGCACGCGGTTACCAAACATGGGGTTGACCTTGAAGATCGCCACCACCTGCGCGTCGGTGTTCTTAAAGAGGTGTGCCGCCGCATCCTCAACCCGGTCTTCGGCGATGCTGGGCAGCTTCTTTTGCTCCTTGTATGCGCCAATCAGGAAGGCTTGGTTCTGCCAGATGAAGTAGCCCACGAACGTGAAGACGGCCATCAGGATGATGGCAAACAGTTTGAAGGGCGAGTCAACGTACCCGAGAATCTTCTCGATCAGGCTGTTGGGGTTGACCTTCTCCTCGCTCACGACATGGCCTGTCTGACGATGAAGATGATGATGAAGCCAAGGATGCAGACGGTGATGGCTGCACCAACAATCTGCGCGATCAGCAGCCGCTGGGCAACAACACGTTTGCGTTCAATCTTGGCGGCGCGTTCGGCTTTCTCCCTCGCCTGCTTAATCTTCATCCGTTCTTTGAGCATCATCTCCCAAAGTTCGGGGTACCCGCCGTAGACCAACTGATGTTTGAGCGCTTCCTCCGCTTCGCGCAGGGCGTTGGCTTGCATCACGATTTCCATAGCCCTCCCGGTGTCGGACTTGCCAGACTTGGCGTTGTCGTTGGCAGCTTTCTGGACTACGTCTTTGGCATCAAAAAATTTCCCGAACTCACCGACAAGGCCGTTGATGTCCTTGCCTAATTTAATGGCCTTTTGAATGCCCGCGACCGCAGCTTGCGCGGTGGCAAATGCGGTGATGGGGTCGATCATGTTCAGCCACGAAAGAAAACCAAGAGTACGGGAAGTGTGTAGTACACCAGCAAAACAATAGCCGCTACTACACCGGCGGCCACCAAGAAGGAGACCAGCCAGTCCAACATGGTTTACTCCGGTTGCGGATCAGCAGGCAGCGGCGTGTTGCCTTCTTCCAACCACTTCAGGTACTGCTGGTAGTCGGTGTTGTCGGGGTCCATCGGGATGGTGATGGCTTGACCGACTATGCCAACCGCAACAGGGGTGCCGTCGAGTCCGTTTTGCAATTGATACTGCATGATTAAAGCTCCGCACTAAGCTGAACGAATTGAGAGGTTCCGTTCATCGTGATGGGGTTTCCCGTAGTCATCCCGCTAAAATTTCCGAACGACAAAAAGACACTTGTTGTACTTGAAGACCCCGCCGCACTGACGTTGGCAGAAGACTGGGTGTAGGCCGCTACACCGGGTAGCGTCATCGCTAATGCATTACTCACTGACGCTGTTGGTCCGGAGCGCATAGTGACTGGCAGTTGAAAAACCGCATACACCGTGGTTGAACCACCGGCAGAACCGTACACGCCAGAGTACAACTGATAATACCGCTGGCACTGGATCAACTGCCGACCGTAGTCGATTCGCTCAAACGGCGAGGCGTTGGTGCCAGCTTCAAGCTGGACGCCGGTGATGTAGAAGGTGGCTCCGTTGGTGCCGACGACAGAGGTTGCGCCTGTGGCGGAGTAGTAAGCGGTAGAACCCCACGATCCTGCCGTGCCGCTAACGGTTGAACCAGCTCCAAGACTGAAGATAAGTTCAATGCCAGACGTGTTGTCTGTCGCCCACGTTCCGCTTGTGTCTCCGGCGATGGTGACGGTCTTGTACTCAAAGGTGTTTGCCGAGCTGATGGTGTAGCTGAAGGGATAGAACCTGTTAGCCGCCGAGTTCCTGAATGCTCCGCCAAATGTTCCGGTCAGCGAAGACCGAACCCAGAAAGACAGTGTCACCGACTGAGCGCTCGCAGTACCCCATGCAAGATCAGCTATGTTGTTGCCTTCAATATTCTGACGCAGCAGAAAAATCTCGGAAGCGCCGACCGTATATGCGGACGATGATGTGACCAGGATGCTGTTCTTAAATCCTGTTGGAGCTGTTGTGCTTTGTTGCGATGTCAGCTTTGAAGTCTGCGACACCGAAAAAAACCAACGGTCAAGCGTGTACTGCCCGTTTGCAGGGGTCACACTCGCCCCAGCATTGCGCTGGTCGATCATCATCGCACCGTTGATGATGCGGTTGCGAAAGCCCATCGAGTTGGGCGGGGAGGACACGCCGGAGAAAACAGCATTGCTGCCGCCGCTGGCGTCTTGGTAGGTGTTTGCTTTTACGAGGCTCATGCTTGGGCTCCTTGCTGCACAACGGGCTGCGGATAAGGTTGGCCCGTCACAGGGTCAACACCCGGAGCGAGTTGCGTGATACTGCCTTCGATATTGCCATCCACAATTTGCTTGTAGACCCAGCGGCCGGTCATTGCGTAGTCATCGGAGCGAGCGCAGTACAGGCAGACCTCGAACGGAAAGCCTTCGTCAGGGCTAATTTCGACATCAGCGAAGTACACGCCCTCTTCGTCGCCGGACTTACGAACGTTGCGGATTGCGCCAAAGGTGATGTTTCCAATTTTTGTCATGGTGCTGGTCCTTTAGGCGGTGCGCTGAACAAGAAACCAAGGGTCGCCGCTTGTTTTCCCTCGCGACCGCCATGTACCTGCCATAACAGTTCGCCCGCCTGGGTTGTATGCAGTAAATGCGTTATCTGACGTTGCGACCCATAATGTTTGGGCTGAGTTTATGATGCTAGAAGAAGCCCCTGTGTAGTCAGCAGATAAGTAAGAGCCAACTGGATAGCTTGTGTTGTTTGCGGCAGTACCCGTGTAATAGTCCAGCGCAATCGTCCCGCTGCTGGTGATCGTGCCACCAGTTAGACCGTTACCTGCGGTGATGGAGGTAACGCCACCGGAAACCGTGCAAGTAATTGTTGGGTTGCCCCCAACACCGTTGCCGTTGGTGATGCTGATGCCCGTGCCCGCAGTAATCGTGCGCGCAACAGGAACACCCGAGGCCAGCGCTTGGATGCCATCGCCCGGCGCAATGTAGATCGTGCCGTCCGTGTCGGACAGCGTCATCGTCCGGGTGTTGTTGCTGTTGGGCGAGGCGATCGTGAAGATGCCCGTGCCCGAGGCGTTGCCTTGGATTTTTACTTGGCTCATTGTGCGGCTCCTTGGTCGGGCGCGTCAGCGGGTAAGGGCGTGTTGCCCTCGGCTAGCCACTTCAAATACGCTTGGTAGTCGGTGTTGGCTTCGTCGAAGGGGACGAAGGCGTTGTCTGCGAGGCGGATGACAAAGTCATTGCCGCTTGAAGCTCGGAAGAGTTTGTACATTTATAGCTCCGCAGAAATGGTGACGGAAGAACCCTGCCAAGAAACGCCTGTCCCAATGGTGCGACCAGAGGTGTTCACGCTGAATCGAACCAAACCGACGCTTGCGGTTTCAACCGCGCTACCGCTTCCAGTAAATGAACCAATTCCCCAGTTGTCAACGGCCAACGTTCCAGATATGGTGACGGTGGGAGTCGCACGCATGATTACGGGCAGGTTCTTGGACATGAACGCTTGGTTGTTCAAAGCGCAAAAGCCCTGAAATTCACCCGCGTATTGCTGGTAATAGCGATAGCACAAAATAGCCTCGCGTCCATAGTCCCTGCGCTCAAACGGCGTTGCCACCGAGCCAGCTTCCAGTTGGACGCCGGTGACGTAGAAGGTTGCGCCGTTGGTGCCGACTACGCTGGTTGCGCCTGTAACAGTATTGAAGTTGTTTGCTGCCCAAGCGCCTGCGGTGCCGCTGAAGGTTGAGCCACAACCAAGGCTGAAATTGAGAATAATCCCGGTGCTGTTATTCGTCAGCCAAGTGCCCGTTGTGTCACCTGCAATGGTGACGGTTTTTTGTTCCCATGTGTTTGCGGCACTGATGGCGTAAGAAAACGGATATGCGCGGTTCTCGGCATTATTCTGAAGTGCCCCGCCGAAAGTTCCTGTCAGAGAAGACCGCACCCAGAAGGAAAGCGTGACGGTCTGAGCGCCAGCCGCACCCCATCCCAAATCAGATACGTTGAAGCCTTCAATTCTCTGCCGCAGCACAAAAACGTCACCAGCACCAACAGAAACTGCAGACACAACGGTTGCGCCAAGATAGTTGGTGAACCCCGCTGGTGGAGTTACCGACCCAGCGTTCTGTTGAAAGCTAAACTTGCTTGCCTGAGTGAAGTTGAAAACCCAACGATCAACAAGATAAGACGCTTGCGAAGGCGTCACACTCGCCCCAGCATTGCGCTGGTCGATCCGCATGTCGCCGTTGATGATGCGGTTGCGAAAGCCCAGCGAGTTAACCGAGGAGATGTTGTTGCCGCCAACACTCAAAGTCGTTAGCGCGGAGTTGCCCGCCGAAGCGTCGATGCTCGGCGTCGTAATCCCGGTAGAGCCGTTAAGCGTAATAGGCATTTCAATTCCTTCCTTAGACCACAGTCCACACCGCGCCGGACGACACCGTCACCGTCACACCGCTGTCCACCGTGATGGGGCCAAACGTGCCCGCGTTCTTAGTGCCGGGGATGGTGTAGTCGTTGGTCACCGTCTGGTCGTTTTCAAAAAATACTTCGTTGGCACCGCCACCGGTAGCGCCACCGCCACCGCCAGCCACCTTGACGAAATCGCCCACGTTCGAGTCCCACGCAGCCAGCACCGAGCCGCCAGCAGGCAGAGCAATACCGGTCGTTGGAGAGCCGGGTCCGCCCTTGAGCGTCAGTACGCTGTCGCTGTTGTTGATGACGACGTAGGTCTTGCTGGACTTGGGAGCGTAAACAACCCGAGCAGTTCCCGGCGTGCCGGTAGCAATCAGAATGGCCGTGCGAGCTTCGTTCTGCGCACCGCCAGCAGTAGTAGACAGCGTCCAGTCACCAGCAGTCACGCTGGCCGTGGAGGTGGTGGCAATCGAATCT